CGCAGAGGAGTTTTACGGGCTTGATTTCGGTTATGTGAATCCGACGGCGCTTGTGAGAATTCGTTTGAAAGAGCGTGAAACATGGGAGGAAGAATTGATTTACGAGGGAATGACCAACGACGAGCTCATCAATCGACTCGCAATGCTGGAAGTTCCGCGCAACGCCGAAATTTGGGCGGACGCCGAGGCGCCCGACCGCATCGAGGAAATATACCGTGCAGGCTGGCACGGCATAAGACCAGCGCAGAAAGGCAAGCAATCTGTGAAGGACGGCATTGACTTCTGCCTGCGGTTCAAGACGCACGTGCTGAGGACAAGCGTCAATCTGATCAAGGAACTGCAGCTTTACAAGTGGCAGAAGGACATGCACGGTAACGTGCTTGACCAGCCCGTGAAGTTCAAAGACCATCTGATGGACGCGCGTCGATACGCGATTTTTGGGCACTGCCAGCGGCAGAGGATTCCGCACGTGTACAGTTTGGGAGGTTGACACTTGACTATCCGCATTTATCCGAATAATACTGCCTGCGTTGATCGCAAATATTGCTCTGCGGCAGATGCAGCGAAACTTGCGCGAGAGCAGGAATTCTATATCCGCACGACGGACGAATCCGTGAGCATGAAAAAGGATGGCGTCGTCTTGCAGGTGTTTTTCACGCCAGCCCGGCAGGCGAAGCGGTGGCGGTCAACGCCGAATAAGCAATAAGTACCCTCAACTGCATCGTGTACACCCCTCATTTGCTCCTGTAAGGGTCGCGAACTGGCAGCGAGAACTTGCTTTTTTCTATCGCCCATCCGTATATTCCACACATCCATGAACTTGCTGCGAAGAATTTCAGAAGCGTATAAGATTCTCACAAAGGGCATCGTAAGCAATGTCTACGGCTTGTCGTTCGCTTCTGCACAAATCGGTCTCGTCGACCGCAAAGGCGACAAGTCTAAGATGCTGCAATCGTACGTGTCGTGGGTATACGCTTGTGTGTCGATACGCGCGAAAGCGGTCTCAGCCGCAAAATTTCGCTTATATGTGAAACGCGGCGTCGATGAATTTGAGGAAGTCGGTGAACATCCGGCGATTGATCTGCTTCGGCGCGTCAATCCGCTTGACACGTTCATCGATCTGAAATACATCACTGTCGCGCATCTCGATCTCACGGGAGACGCGTATTGGTACATGCCGAAGAACGGCCTCGGGCTCCCGGCGGAAATCTGGATACTGCCTCCGGATCGCGTGCGCATTGTGCCGAACGAAAAAACAATCGTGGGCGGATACGTGCTTCACGCGCCGAACGGACAGCGGATACAGTTTGATGCCGATGAAATTTTGCATTTCAAATATCCGAATCCTTCTGATCCGCTCTACGGCGCATCGCCGCTGATGGCTGTGGCGCGGAGTGTGGACATCGACGAGTTCCAGCACGAGTTTCAGCGGAAGTTCTACAAGAACTACGCGATCCCTCCGCTGGCGCTCGAAACAGAACAGGTGCTCACGCAGGAGCAGGTTGAGAATTTGAAAACGATGTGGAATCGCGCGTACGGCGGTGAAAACGTGGGCAAGGGCCCAGCTGTGCTCGACGCTGGATTGAAGGCACACATGATTGGAATGCCGACGAAGGACTTGCAGTGGCTCGAGTCGAACCGCGTAACGCGCGACGACATCCTCGCGGTCTACGGTGTGCCAGCGTCGAAGCTCGGACTCGTCGAGGACGTGAACAGGGCAAACGCTGAGGCGAACGACTACACGTTCGCTGTGAACGTTGTCGAGCCGATCCTCGCGATGCTCGATGAGCGGCTCACGCAGGGGTTGGCGGCGAAGTACGACGAGAAACTTGTGTTCATCCACGACTCGACCGTCGCAAAGAACATTGAGCTTGAGACGAAACTCGCGCAGATGCGCGTGTCGTCTGGGCTGAGGACAATCAACGAGGAGCGGCTTGCCGACGGATGGGATGCGGTTGAGGGCGGAGATGTTCCGCTTGTTCCAGCGAACCTTGTCCCGCTCAACAGGGTCGGGCAGGTCGGTGCAAATTTTGAAACAAACAAGGAGTAAAACGCAATGGCGCAGAAAGCAACTGAAGTACAGAGCGTGATTTTCCAGAAGGACAGGTGGACCGTCGAGCGGGCGAAGGCATGGCTCGATGAGCACGATTTCCGGTCCGACTAGGTCGACGAAACAGAGGAATCGTTTCGATTCAGGCAGTTTGATCCCGGCGAATGTCGCGAGGGAAGCTTCATCACGCTGACGGAAAATTTTCCAGACGGCGTGAGCGCTGTCGCGTGCGATAGAAAGAAATCTGCGAGGAGCGCAAATCTGCTGCATCTCGACTTTGCTGGCGAGGTGAAAGAGATCGACGAGAGAGAGCGGTCGATTGTGCACGTGATCACCGATTCGACTATCGACCGAATGGGGGAGATCGTCGATCCTTACGGCGCAGACCTTGAAAACTTCAAGCGCAATCCAGTGGTGCTTTTTGGGCATCAGCACCACTCAGTGGGTGTGATTCCCATCATTGGGCGTTCCGCATGGCAAAAACTCGTCGGTGAGCAGTGGCTCTCGAAGACCATCTTCAGCGACGCCACGCAGTTTGCGCGCGACGCGTGGATGCTCGCGAAGGAGGGATTTCTGCGCGCGACGTCGATCGGCTTCAATCCGCTGAAATGGGAGACAAAAAAACTGAAGGATGTCGAATTGTCGCCCGCGAACAGGAGTAAGTTTGACCCTGATATGGAGACCAGAATTTACCGAAAGTGGGAACTGTGGGAATACTCGCTTGTTCCGGTTCCCGCGAATCCAAATGCGCTTGCAAGGGATGCGCTTGAGACGATGCGCGACATTTGCAGGAGCGAGTACGCGAAGTCAATGATCAATGATGCACTTTTCGAGCAGCGCGTGTGCGAACTTGAGCGGTGTGGGGCGAATGTGCAAATGAAACTGCAGGCGCTCGAGGAACTTGTCAAAAAAATTGTCGAAAAAAATCAATCAAAACCAGAACAGGAGAAGTTGGAGACCGCAGTCAAAAACCTCACGCAGCAAGAACTTGAGAAACTTGCGCGCGATTGGACGGACAGAGCTGTCAGACGGATTCTTGGGAAGGTGAGTTAAAATCAGAAAGGAGAAAGAAAATATGGAAGGAAATCAAAAACTGGTGCAGTTGTCGATGGAAGACCTTGAAAACGTTTTCAAGGCACAGATCGCACTGGCACTGAAAGACATCACCGACCGGATCGACCGCAAATACGGCGTGATACCGGGGTTCGGCGACGAGAAGGAGCAGCTCGCGAAAACCAAGAAGGAGCGTCTTGCCGAGTGGATTCGCGCGCTGTACAGGCGCGACAACGTCGGCGTCGAAAAGGCGCTGACCGGACTCACGACATCCGGGCTTGGTTTTGTGCCGGAAGAGTTCCAGACCGAAGTAATTCGCGTCGCGGATCAGGTGGGAATCGTGAGAAAGGTCGCGAGGGTGTTCTCGACCGATCTTCCGACGATCAATCTGCACCGCGCGAATGCCGAGGTATCGGTCTCGTGGGTTGACGCTGGCGCTGCAATCCCAGAATCGACGCCGAGCTTCGTCGAGCTCGTGCTGAGCGTGAAGAAAGCAAGCGCGATCACGGCAATCTACAAGGAGCTTTTCGAGGACGCAAAGTTCCCGATTGTGGACTACCTTGCAGAATTGTACGGCGAGGCAATCGCGCGTGAGGAAGATAAGCAGGGGCTTGCTGGAACAGGTTCACCGTTTCACGGTCTTGTTGGCGGCACGATCAGCGGCCAAGCGACCGTGACATCGAGCGCGACGAGCTACACGGGTTTCATAGCAGACGAGCTGCTTGACCTGCCGATGTCGGTCAACGCAAGGTACCGCAATGGCGCAGTATATTTCATGCATCCGACGGTGTTCTCATACATCAGGCGGCTCACGAACCAGCAGCGCGACTACATCGTTCAGTCGCCACGCGACCCGGGACAGCCTTCGACGATCTGGGGCTATCCTGTATTTGAATCGGAGCAGATGCCGTCGGCGGACGCCCCGAATACGAAGTTCGTTGGCTTTGCCAATCCGAAACTTCTGTTCTTCGCGGACAGAAAGCAGCTTGAGATGGACATCACCACTCAGGCGACTCTGACCACTGCGGGTAATCTCTGGGAGACAGACCAGATCGCGGTGAAGTTCACAGAGCGCGTCGGCTTGCTCTGGACGATCGGCGCTGGAACGGCTGTGCTGAAGACGGCGGCGGCGTAAAGGAGGGATGAAACCATGAATAAACTCATTCTTCTCTTTGCACTTTTCGCTACCGTTGCATCGGCGCAGGTACGCTTTGACGCGGCAAGAAGCGAGGTTCTGTTTTCGGGCACATACGCAAACAGCGAGACCGATACAACAGCGGTGTTTTACCCTGGCGCATATTCGGTCGTCGCTGTGCGTGTGAGTACGCTCGATTCAGCGAACATCGCCATCAATTTTGACAAGCGCGCGAAGGGCGTTTCGTCGTGGACAGCGGTCTCTGCTGTCGCGGGTGACACTGTTGTGACGACCTCCAACTCTGGAATCGGAGGGTACGAAATAATTTTGCGTAACCCGACGACAGACAGGATTGGTGGCGCGTCGACGCAGTTTCGCATCCGTGCGCAGGGACTTG